TAATTCCGGTGTCAGGGTTGCGGGTATGATGTTGGAAAGGTTGGACAACGTCGAAGTAAGACCCCTCACGCTCGGAGAAACGATCCTGACCGTTCAGTTGGAGTTTAGCAGTAACAACTGGGTTCTCGCCCCAACAGTGAAGGTCAAGGGCAGTCTCGGCAAGAACGAAAGTGCCGGCATCCGACACTCCGGAGGTGGTATCAACACCAGTAGGGTTAAAAGGGATATTTGATGCCTCGGTCCAAGCAGCACTAACAGTGGCGTCGGTAGCACCCGCCATCTGGAATAATCCAGAAGTATTGATGAATCCATTAGTGGTTCCAGTCTCAAGAGGACCTCCGAAGGCATGGATGGCATTAGGAAGAGCATCAACAGAGTCAGTATAGTTGAAAGGTTGAGCACCAAGAGCCTTGAAAAGGGTACTGGTGGGGTCAAGAGAAGCACAATAATCAACATTTGAGTCGGGTTGCACGACCCAAATGAGTTCCTTACAAGGATGATTAAAGTTCAATTTGATTTTATTCGAACTACTTCCCACTGACTCATCGCCAGTAAATTGGATTTGTTCTATAAGATACTCATGAGGATTTCCTGCCATTTTTCTTCTCTCATCAGTGTCTAAAAAGACATAATCGACATACAGAGAAGCAGCAACAAGTGACTGTTGGTAAGCGGCAGTTGCGGCAGAGCCAGAAGCCTCAAGAGATTTCACAGCCCATAGACACTCACCAATAGGGCGGATGTCAAGATTGATCTTGACCTCGTGATACTGAAGAGCAATAAGAGGAAGAGCAAGTCCAGGGTTTTTGGAGAACCAGAATTGAAGAGGGATATAAAGGGTAGTCTCGGGAAGGGCGTTTCTAGGAGCACAGACTTGACTAGGGGTGGAAACACCAGAACAAGGGCTAGAAACAGGGGCAAAGTTAGGATCGGTGATATAGGTAAGTTGAGTGGTATTACCAATCATCTTATAGTAACCTCTCTGTTGTTCCTTGGTAAGAGTGAGTTGGTTCCAGATATGCATCCAGTCACCATATTGACGATCAATGCGTTGACCACCAATCTCGACCTCAACTTGGGCAACGAGTTGCTCACCAATGAAATCTAACCAACGGGCATATTTAGCAGCCTCCTGACCAATTTCTGGTAAGGTAACTTGGAGGTAAGTTCTATAAGCCAAATCACCGTTACGAGAGATGGTGCAAGTAACACGGCGACCGAAATCAGCCTGACCCGAAAAGGTTTGTTCGATGGATTCCATCGCAAAGTTGGTATGGCGTCTATACGACACTTTCCAAAAGGTAATCTCTGGGGTGCCGGTAAGGAAAACATCCTGTGCACCGTATGCTACTAATTGCATTAATCCGCCTGCCATTTTTTTTTATACACTATAGAAAGAAAATAATCTGGGAACTTTTATTTAATATTAATTATATTATTTTCCTAAATAATAGAAAACTCTTGGGTTTTCTATATGCAAAATTTTTAATTTATATAAAAACAAAATAAATATAAAATGCCACACTACTTACCAGGTCAAATTAGCGAGATTATACAATAATCTATTTTTTAGGTGGGCATTTTCCATTTTCTAATCTGACACCATATTTACAAGGTCCTTTTTTAGGTGGGCATTTTCCATTTTCTAATCTGACACCATATTTACAAGATCCTTTTTTGGGTGGGCATTTTCCATTTTCTAATCTGACACCATATTTACAAGGGCGTACTTTTTTAGTTCTATTCAATAAGGGTGTTTTAAATAAGGGTGTTTTAAATAAGGGTGTTTTCAATGAGGAGGGTGGTGTTTTAAATGAGGGTGTTTTCAATGAGGAGGGTGGAGATACGTCATTATGTTTTATAAGGATGGTGTCAAATTTTCTACACGCCTCTTCAATAGTAATTCTTTTCATGAAATTGAAATTCGTCATTTCACCACATAAAGTAACAAGATCATTATAAAAATCAAATGGAATCAATGATTCAGAATAAAAATCATTAAACACCTTGTTTAATGTGATACCCAAAGAATATATATCGATTTTATTCAATTCTTCATTGAGAAATTCAGTATATATTTCTTCCGGTTTCTTTCTAGAGTTTTTTTTTAAAAATTCGGTGATGCCACGTTTCAATTCAGATTTAATATTGATATTGAAAACAACACTATTACCGGTGCTATTATACCGTTTTATATAATCACCAATGGTTTCTTCTATTTCTTTTAGTTTTTTTTTATTTTCATGAATATCGAAAAAAAAATTCTTATTCTCAAATATTCTCTTATTTAATAAGACATGTTCGCAAGGATAATTCCAATGTAAAACATCGGGAAAATGAGTGTTAATTTTCGAATCTTCTATTATCGTTGTTTTATCATTTGATAAACCGAAATCGATAAAGATTGTTTTATGAGTGGTTTTATTGTAGAGTATATTTTTATTATGAATATCATAATGAACAAATCCTTTATCATTAAACAATTTCACCCCTTTAAATAAGTCACGTAATGATAGTATAAATTCTTTTACTTCGGGGTTTTTCCATTTTTTATATTCTCCACCACTTAAAAGTTTCCCTAAATCTATCCCCCCATTTTCTAAAATCAACAATTTATATCTTGCCAATTCCGTCACATTCAGATTTTCGGGGTTTTTTATAATAGCACATTTTGCCACATTCTTCAATTCCTTTTTATCGACATCACAAGAAAAGGGTGTTTTTAAATGATATTCCCCTTTTATATCAATTTCATCTATTTTTTTATGTTCTACCATTTCATCATTTAATGCCCTACTTGACATAAGTTTTGAAATTTTATTTTTATAAAAAGCGGGTGGTTTATTTGCATTTGAATCACAATACAAACTCGGTTTATATACACATCCATATGAACCCAATCCTATTATATTTTTATCTCCCATATGTGATTGAGATTATGATGATTATATATAAATAAGATAATATAAAACACGGGTTAATAAAAAAAACACACAGGAAAAATTATAGGACGTATCCTATAATTTTGCTCATAGCCGGGCTTGAACCGGCGATCTTTCACTTATAAGGAGAATGATTTGACCAACTAATCTATACAAGCATACATGTAGTGTTAAACCCCACCTACATATAATATATGGGATTTGTTCTTTATATCCTTTTTCTCTTATCTATTTTTCTATTTTTCGTTATATTTTTATATTATCCTAAATTAGAAGATAGAAAGTTTTCTAAATAGGAATCATGATATATTTCCTTTTTACCCTCGTGTTTTTTCGTAAATATATATGAATCCTTTATTTTCTTTATTTTCCATCCTTTTTCTAGGGCATTCAAAATAAATATCATTTTATGAAACCCTTTTTTATCCACCGTTATATTATTACATAATTTTTCATGGACAGGTATTTCGAATTCATTAAATATTCCATTCATAGCTATAATATATATTTGCTTTATTTTTAATATGTGGTTTTTCCGATGTTTTTTCTAGGATTTTCCTAGAAAAAATCCCAGGTTCTCCTCTTTCACTTTTTTTCTTATGGAAAATCAAAAATCAAATCATGTAAATAAACAAAAAATAAAAAATAATAAAAACTAATAAAAAGAAATAAAAAGAAATCCAATCAAAAAATATATAGAAAAATACGTGGGGATCATATATAAGAGAAATAATGAAAAAGGTGGATAAAAATGATAAAAAAACCCCACCTCAAATCAATTCGATAGACCTAAAACATACCGAAATATTGGATTATTTTAATAAAATAGAATCAGAGACCATTCCCGCATTATTGGAAGAAAAGAAAGTATTAAAAGGATCAATGAATAAATTAAACCCCACACAACTAGAACATTTTTTAGATATGAAGGACCGTGTAAAGAGTATTCAAATAGAAATAAGAGAACTTTCTAAAAAGAAAAAGACGTATTTGCTAGAAAACTCCCCCTTTATTTTCCAATATTTCGAAGATAAAAAACAGATTTCCACTTCAGGTTCTCATATCAGACAATCCATACATCAAAATTCCAATACTAAATTAAATACATTCTTCAAAATAAAAGCCCATAATACAGAACATGCAAATACGAACAATGAGAAATATAGCCAATCGAAAAAGGCATATCAGAACTATTTACGGAATGTAAATAATGAGATTACCAATATACAAGATTTCGTCGTCTCTTCAGATATATGTTATTATTGTGGACAAGGAGAACTTATTCCACAAGACGAAGAGGGAATCCTTATTTGTAATAATAGGGATTGTGGTAAATTCATAACTTATATAATAGATAGTTCTAAACCCACCAATAAAGAACCACCAAATGAAGTATCTTATACTGCCTATATCCGTTTGAATCATTTCAAAGAAATCCTATCACAATTCCAGGCGAAAGAAACGACACAGATTCCAGAAGATGTCATTGAAGCTATACGATGTCGTATTAAAAAGGAGCGTATTGAAGATATAAGTAAATTGAATTATGATAAAATGAGGGAAATTCTCCGGAAATTGGGTCTAAATAAATATTTCGAGCATATTCAATATATCAATTCGTTATTTGGAATTAAACCCCCCATTATGAATGAAGAATTACACGAGACCCTTTGTGTTTTATTTATAGAGATTCAGAAACCTTGGGCTATACATTGTCCAGTGAATCGCACCAATTTTTTCAATTATACATATACATTACATCAATTATGTGTATTGCTAGATCAGACCCAATATCTACCCTATATTCCTATGATGAAAGACCGTGAAAAACAATTGGAGCAGGACATGATATGGAAAAAAGTATGTGACGATTTGGATTGGGAATTTAT